TTCATTCCACTTTTTTCTTATCAACGCTTTTGTCTCTTTCTCTTCATCTTCTAAAGCCTCTGACAAAGTCGACATATCTTCATCTAACACCTTAATAGTAGAACATGCGGTGTCGATGTGAATAGGAAAAACGATACCATCCTTGCCAGCCCTGTTTTTTGCGATGTAAAGTCTACCTGCACCGGTAGCTTTTTCTGTAGCTTTTCTAGATATCGAAACAACAAGGTCAGCGACCATCGCCTTTCCATACGCCTCTGACATATTCTCTAGACCAACGATATCCGAATTCGCAGAATCTCTATTGGCTTGAGAAGCTGTCCAAATTGGAATTCGAATCTCCATCGCAAGATTTCTTAGCTCTTCATAGATCAACTTTAATTCATGACGTAAAGAATCATATGACCTTGTTGAGCGCATAATGTCTGCATAATCGATGATCAACACGCTCGGCTTAAATCCTCTTAAAGCTAATTTCTCGATGTGGTTTCTAAGCGTCGTAACAGACGGATATCCTGTAGGATATTCTTTGATAATCAACCTACCAAGATCAGAATTTCCTTCATAAAATTTCTTTACCTGTTCCTTATTACTCACGACGTCAGACGAAGAAATCCCGCACAGATTTGAATCATATCTAATTCCCACAGCTTGTTCTGTTAATTCAAATGTATAATGCAAGACGTTCTTTCCTCGTCGCATCGCATTCGCACCCATCTGAACTAAATAATGGGATTTACCGACACCGGTATTCGCGGTGACGACACCAATCTCTCCCCTGCCCAATCCACCAGCTAAAACATCTTTTGCATCCAGCTCTGGTATTCCAGTAGGGCAAACGCAACGATTTGCGACGACAAAGCGCGCCTCCATGTCTTCAAAGAAATCATGACCAACAGTGTTTGAAAGCCCGATTGAAACAGCGTTTTTCATAAGAGAAATAACCGATTCGAAATTATCACCCGCTATTAATTCTACAGACTTTTCTAATGCTTCTTTAAAAGCCTGCCTCTTACAAAAGTCTAAAGACTTCTCTTTAACATACGCAATATCACCGGGGTGGGGATTCTCTTTTGCTCGAATAAGATAGCTTACGATCTGATCACGCAATAAAACATCTCCATCTTCGCTTAAAGAATCTTTGATAATGCTGATCAGCAAACCCTGCGTAGGGAAACATCGATATTCTAAAAAATACTTGAAATATTTCTCGCATAGATACTCAAGATATCGCAACTCAAAAAAATCAGGCCTCATCACCTCGACCATTTGAGCGGCCCATTGATGATCAGTTAAAAGTCCTTGTAAGATTTTCTCTTGAAAAGACTTGTTATATTGTCGAAATTGCCCTCCCGGGATTTCGTTTAGTATGTCGTGGCTAAGAGCGCCCATTCTCACCTCATCCTAATGCTCGTAGTGTCATGAACAATTTATCATAATCAAAATTGCGAATTCCAAGTTTCATCAAAGACCGAATAAATCCTAGTTTGTCTCTCTTTGTATCTTCCAGTTCTAGCGCGCCATCGATTTTCTGGACCTGGGTTCCAGATAAGTTTCCGTGTCCTAGATACATAAGCTTCCAATTTCTGCGAATCGTGACTTCGTGATTGATGATGCTATCATAAAGCTTCAAACTCTTTTGTTTTCGAAGTTTTCTACATTTTGTAAGTATGTCGTCGACAGCCAGACTTTCTGGTTCTTTCAGGGTACCGAAGCGCTTTGCAAGACTCTTAAACCCAGCGCCAGGGACACCTTTTAGCCCGTCTGATCCGTCACCAACAAAGCATCTGGCTAAACAAAAATTTTTGGGATGAATGTTAAACTCATCGACAACTTTTGTAGCAGTCCACTCCCTTTTGCTACCGGGGGACCACACCGAAATTCGATCATCGATCAATTGGTAAAAATCTTTGTCTGTGGAAATTATAACACATCTCTCATCGCTGAAGTTAACGCTAACAAGTCTCGCTATAACATCATCAGCTTCACAATCTGATATATAAATTTGCGGAACACTTGCTTTCCTCAATAGGCTCACGAGCTGGGCTACTTGCTCGTTTCTATTTGAAACAGTGTTTGGTAAATCATCACCGGAATAAAATCGGTTTAGTTTCTCAGGACGTCTACCTGCCTTATACGTCGGGTCAATCGATCGCCTCCGAGGAGAGCCGCCACCCTCCCAAACAACAACGATATCCTGTGGTGTATACCTCTCAGAAAGTAACTGTAGACCTTTCAAGAATCCAACAATTCCTCCCACAGCATTTCCATTTTCCCCCATTGAAGGATTTGCGGCAAAGTGTCTATAGAAGCAATTCAGTCCATCGATTATTAGAACGGGCTTAACTGGCATCATTCATTTAGATCAGGCAGTCATCAAGGTTAATTTCCATTGCAGCTGCTCGCACCTCTTCGTAAGACTCAGTGTCAAGCGTCGCATGCTCATCATCAGACATTTTTCTAATCATACACGCGCTAAGAAGAGAATCGATATAACGTCTATATGCAGTGTCTTTCCACACACCACCAAAATCAGCCTTGTAGAATTTCTTTTCTATCTCTATTTCACCAGTCTTTGTGTCGGTCACTGTTAGATTCTTCCACGCGCTGGTTCCCTTTACACAAATTTCTTTTCCATCGATAATTTCAGGACCGTGTTTTCTTAGCTCGTCAAATACTTGCTCATGTTCCACAATCCCTTTGCCGAAGTGTATCTCGAAATTACACTCTCTGAAGGGCGGCGCAACCTTATTCTTAATAGTCTTAGCACGAACGTGAATGCCAATAACCTCTTTATTTTTATTGGTGATCTGCTGTCCTGCTCCCAGCTTGATTCGTACTGATGAATGGAAAGGTATCGCCTTACCACCGGGGGTTGTAGTGGGGTCACCGTACATGACTCCGATCTTTGTTCGAATTTGGTTTAGACAAATGAATAGCACGTTCTGGTTCGCAATAACCCCCGTAATTTTTCGCATTCCCTTAGAAATAGCTCTAGCCTGTAGGCCTATAGAATTTTGTTCATAAGTTCCATCTAGCTCAGCCTTTGGAGATGAAGCCGCAACAGAATCCCAAATAATCGTAACGGGAACGTCTTTATCCATCGCTTTTGCTTTTAGTATCGTTGATTCCGCGATGCCTAAAACCTCTTCTGTGCAGTGCGTGTCGACATACACAAAACGCTTTGTGATGTCAACCCCAAGCAACCCAAGATTTTCAACAGACGTTGCATTTTCAGTATCGATGTAAACAACAATACCGCCCAACTGTTGGGTTGAGCGAGCTATCTGAATTGCAATATGAGATTTTCCTATTGAAGGAGGACCGAATATCTCTATGATTCTTCCTTCTGGTAAGCCGCCATCACTGCGATTTGCGATGATGTAATCAAGCTGTTCTGAGCCAGTGCTAATCCATCGATTAACATGAGTTGGTGACTCATCGGTTGAAAGATTATACGCCACTCTAGAACCATGCTCTTTATTAAGAGACTTGATTAGGTCAGAAGTGAAATCATCGCCGCCACCTTTTTTCTTTGCCATATTATTACCTCGTAAAAGATTATAGGAAAAAAAGCTGTAGTGTTCAAATAAAAAGGGAAGAGGCAACGCCTCTTCCCTTGGGTGAGATGATCTCGTAGACTACAGACTAAAAGTCGTCATCCTCAAGATCGGCGAACGCGTCATCAAGGCTCTTGAACTTAGACTCGATATTTTTTGGTGCGGAGCTAGTGGTAGTATTACCGTTGAATCCGCGGCTCGTTCCACCCTCATCTGTTTCAGCGTCATCACCTTCTAGCCAATCGTTGATAATCTTCGCTAGCGCTTCATACGCCTTCGCTTCATAAAGATCGTCGATTACTGGAATCGATTCTGTCCATGTTGCAGCCTGCTTATTATCCTTAGAAAGAGGTGATTGCTTTCCTCGTGGACGGACTTCAGTCGTCGCCCACATGCGTCCCGGCGCCTTGGTACAGATTACCTTAACATCACGACCATCAGTCGGGTCAGTAATATCGCCGTAATCTTCATCGAGCATAATGTTCAGCAAGGACTGATAAACTGTCTTACCGAAAGACCAGACTCGAACACCCTTATCTTCTTCGCCGCGAACGATTACCGGGGCATAATAGCGAGCCTTAGGATATAGCTTCTTACAAAGCTCGTAAGACTCCTTTGTGCCCTCATCCCTAAGCTTGGTAATCAACTCCTGAACAGGGTCTGGATTACCGAACTGGTAAGGTGCTAGAAGACCGGGATTATTTCCGATGTTATAATAAAACCAACGCTCTGAGAATGGAAGTCCATCAT